AGCCGGTCGCGATCCGCCTGACGAAGACCGAACTGCGCCCCGGCACTGCCGACAACGACGTCAACGCGATCATGTCGACCGCTGGCGGCCTGCCGGAAGGCTACATGGTCAACGACTTCCTGACCTCTGCCGGTGCTTGGTTCCTGCTGACGAACATCGACGGCCTCTCCTACATGGAGCGCGTCAAGTTTGAAACAGACATGCAAGTGGACTTTGTCACGGATAACCTGCTGGTTAAGGGCTACGAGCGGTACTCCTTCGGGTACTACAACTGGCGCTCGATCTTCGGATCGTTCCCGACCTGATCTGATCTTGGCGGGGGGCTTCGGCCCCCCTCCTCTCTCCTTGTCTGGGTGAACCGGACGTTCTGACCGCGCCCAGCGGACGTTGCACAGACAGAACGTTTTATTGTGCAAAGGAGCCTACCATGGGCAAGACTACTTTCACCGGCCCGATCCGGGCTGGAAACATCCTCGACACCTCCGGAACAACCGTCGGCAAGGACGTCAAGAACGTCGGTTCCGTCGTCATGGTGCAGCATGTACCGATCACTCAGGCAGGCTCTGCCACCGCTTTGGGTACGACCGTCGTTCTTCCGGCCAACAGCCACATCCTGAACATCCAGATGGTCGTCACTGCCATCTGGTCTGGCGCTGCAACGACTTTCAACATCGGAACGACGGCTACCGCCACCGAACTCGTCGCTCTTGGCGCGGGCGGCACCATCGGTGTGATCGGCTTGTTCCCCGGCACGGACGCTACCCGCACCGCAAACTGGGATGACACCGGCACCACTGACAAGCGTATTTTTGTTTTGTCTACCAACACCGGTACGGGCGTCGGTACGATCACCGTGCGGTACATCCAAGCGCACGATAGCGTGTGATCGCCATGGCAAAGGATATCCGGGTGGGTCCGAAAAAGCCCAGCATGTCGGTCAACACCAAGGTCTCCGTGGGTGAATGCGCCCCGACTGAGAACTGCAGCCCGCACAAGCCCAACGGCAGCCGGACGGTATCCGGCGGTCAGGGCGTGCATGGCATGCCTTTGATGTCGGCAGCTGCTGCTAAGTGCCACTGACTTTTGGCGTCAAATCGTATAGCGTGGTCCCCAAAGACCACGCTTGCAAAACATAGGAGCGCCACATGACTTGGCTTGTTGACCTCAATACCAACCAATCTCTGCCTCTTGGCGGGGTGGGTGGCTCGGGAGCCGGTGGCGCTGCCCTGATTGCTCCAGCGCCCATCGCCCAAGACCCCGTCGGTAAGATGCGCGTGTCTGAGCCGCAGTCCCTGATCGACACCGACTTCGAATACGGCCAGCAGCCGACGAAGTGGGAAAGCATCGGCATGGCAAACAACCGGCAGAGCCTTTACTACATCCCGCAGGCACCGTCCGCCGTGACCGCCGTGACTGGAAACGGTACGCGGACTGTTGTGGTCTCCATGAACCCGACCACCGGCTTCTCTATCGGCTCTCCGATCTTCGTCCAGAACGCCATCGATCCGAACGCCAACGGCTGGTATTATGTGCAGGCCGTCTCCACCAACGTCAGCGTTACCTACACCGCTGCGGGTATTGTGGCTGTCGGCAACCAGCTGAGCGCCGACCGGACCTACGTGTATCTGGGGTATCTGTACTCCCAGTGCGGCATCGCGCTGACCAGCACGAATGCCTATACTAACTCAGGAACCACGGTTAACGTCACGACTACTAGCGCCCATGGCCTGTCCGCTGGGTCGCTTATCTACGTGACTGGCGTCACGTCCACCCAGATGTTGAACCTTCTCGGCTGGATCAGCGGCACCACAATGAGCCTGAACGCTGTACCTCTGGCTGGGCTTAACCTTCGCGCGGGTTCAACTTACTCCGTGACTGGGGCTGGGGTTACAGCGGGAACCGTTATCACGGCTACCAACGTCTCTAGCTTCACCGGAAGCATCACAGGCACGACGCTCACCTACACCGCAGGCACCATCCCCGTCATCGGGATGCAGCTTGCGGGCGTTGGCGTAACGGCGGGTACGTACATCGTATCCGGCGCAAGCCCGACCTTTACTGTCAGTGCCTCGCAGACCGTGGGCTCCATTGCGATGACGGGCACCAACTACACGGTGAGCGCCTCGCAGACCGTAGGTACAATCGGTGCGCCCGTGGCATTGTCTTCGACGTCTACAAACGTCGTCGATACTCCGAACGGCGCTTGGGTTGTATCTTCGACGCCGACGGCAAATACGTTTGCCTTTTCTACTCTGACCGTCCCGTTTGGGACGCTTAGCAACGCTGCGGGGCAAACCAGCCTCTTCGCCCGGACGTCCGGATCGGTAGAGAGCCGTCCCTTCGACGGTGGTGTGGCCTTCACAGCTGGTTCTGCGCAGCCGAACTCGCAAATGATCCGGCAAACGCGCCGGTACTTCCGCTATCAGTCTGGTAAGGCAATCCAGTTCTCGACCGGTACGACCGTGTGCCCGGCCCTGTTTGTGAGCGACGTCACGGCATCCGGCTTCACGGCGACTGTGACCACCCGCTTCGCCCACAACGTGGCACCGGGTGCGATAATCCGTGTCTCTGGCGCGGATCAGGCGTCCTACAATGGCACGTTCGCTGTCGCCACGACGCCTACCCCCAACACGCTGACCTACACCATGTTCAGCGTTCCAGCTATCAGCCCGGCGCAGGGCTTCCCAATCCGGGTCAGCCCGACCAACTGGTATGGCTCTTCGAACCGGGTGGGCTTCTTTGACCAGCAGAACGGCCTGTTCTTCGAATATGACGGGCAGATGCTCTACGCCGTGTGGCGGAACAGCGTCCTGCAGCTTGAAGGCTCGATCACCGCGACGCTTGGCTCTGCCGCAATCACCGGTGTTGGGACAAAGTTCAGCCGCCAGCTGGCGGTCGGCGACTTCATCGTCATCCGTGGCCAGTCGTATCGCGTGCTTTCCATCGCTTCGGACACCTCCCTGATCATCTCTCCGGAGTATCGGGGGACGACGATTGCCAACGCGGTCATCTCCAAAACGACCGACGTCCGCGTGCCCCGCACCCGCTGGGATGACCCGCTGGATGGAACTGGCGTGTCTGGGTACAACCTCGATCTGACCCGCATGCAGATGCTTTACGTCGAGTACTCTTGGTATGGCGCAGGTTTTGCTCGGTTTGGTCTCCGTACGACGAACGGAAACATCGCCTACGTCCACCAGTTCACGAACAACAACATCCAGTACGAAGCGTACATGCGCAGCGGGAACCTTCCTGCGCACTACGAGAGCAACGGCATCAGCGCCTACACCCAGCTTACGGCCACGCTTGGCACGGGTGGCGCTGGAACCGTGATCAGCGTCGCCAGCACGGAAGGCTTCGCGCCGGTGGGTGTCCTGCGGATTTCGAACCCCGGCGCTACCGGGACCATCGAGCAGATTTCCTACTCCAGCAAGACGGCGACCACCTTCACCGTCGCTGCGCGTGCTCAGGTTGGTGGAAACGTGGCTGCCCAGACGTTCACCTACTCCGCGACGGCACCGACCTTGGTCGAGTTCTCCTCGCCCGACACGCTGGCATCCCTGTCGCACTGGGGTTCCTCCACGATCATGGATGGCCGGTACGACGACGATAAGTCTCTGGTGTTCAACTACGGGATGACCACGCCGATCACGACCACTGCCGTAACGCCGCGCGTCATTTTGGCGATCCGGGTGGCACCGTCCGTGGACAACAACACCATCGGCATCCTTGGTGCCCGTGAGGTCATCAACCGGATGCAGCTGGCGCTGAACTCTATCGGCTTCTACACTACCGGCACCGGATACCTGATCAACCTTGTGCTGAACGGCTTCTCAGGCGGCGCGTTCTCTGGTGGGTTCGTGGCACCGGTCCAGCAGGCTGGCGGTATCACCTCGTCCCTCGCTCAGGTCGCCCTGAACGTCAACGCTGTCACCGTCACCGGCGGCGAGAGCGTGTACGCCGGTTACACCAACCCGACTGGCGTCACCACGTTCGACCTTGCTCCAGTGCGCGATCTGGGCAACTCGATCCTTGGTGGGGGCGCGAACAACACCGTTCCGACCACCCAGTCCGGCTTCTACCCGGACGGCCCGGACATCCTCTACGTGGTGGCCATCCCGCTCTCGGCGACATCCTCCACGATCCTCGCCCGACTGAACTGGAAAGAAGCACAAGCCTAAGAGAAGCGCCCCTTCGGGGGCGTTTCCACTACCGGAGGGAAGAGAATGGCCAAGACACCCGCGTGGACCCGCAAGGAGGGGCAGGATGCAACAGGCGGCCTGAACGCCAAGGGCAGGGCATCTGCCAAGGCTCAGGGCATGAACCTGAAGCCGCCCGCACCCAATCCCAAGACGGAGAAGGACGCTGGCCGCAAGAAGTCGTTCTGTGCTAGAATGTCTGGGATGCCGGGGCCGATGAAGGACGAAAAGGGCAAGCCTACCCGCAAGGCTCTGTCTCTCCGAAAGTGGGATTGCTGATCCATGACAACCAGTGGCACCTACGACTTCAACCCAAGTCTGGGCGAGATCACGATCTACGCCTACATGAACATCGGCCTTCGCCCGACTTCCCTTGTGCAGGAACACATGGAAAGCGCCCGGATGGCCACGAACATGATGCTGTCCCGCTGGGCAAACCAAGGCGTGAACCTCTGGGCGGTCGATCTGATCACCACACCGCTGGTGCAGGGTCAGGCCGTGTACAACGTCGATCCCACCACCGTGATGATCCTCGATGCCTACATCCGCACCGACGGCGTCGACCGGCCCATCATGCCCGTCAGCCGCACGGAATATGCATCGTACTCTACAAAAAGCATTCAGGGCTTCCCGACTGTGTTCTGGTTCGACCGGCTGACCGCTCCGACCGTCACGCTCTGGCCGGTGCCAGCTGAGACTGGTGCCCAGACCCTTCGGTACTATCGCGTTCGGCGCATTCAGGACGCCAATCTGACCAACGGGCAGAACGCTGAAATCCCGTACCTGTGGCTTGAGGCGTTCGCTGATGGCCTGACCTACCGGCTGGCGCGCATCTGGAACCCACAGATTGCTGTGGCGCTGAAAGGGCAAGCGGACGAGAGCTATGACATCGCGGCGTTCCAGAACGTCGAGAACGTCAACACCTTCATCTCCCCGATGATCGGCGGGTACTTCAGGAACTGACCATGGGCTACGCATCAAGGGCCGGTCGCGCACGTACATCAGCCAGCAACCCGCAGGCCCATGCGATCTGTGACCGCTGTGGCGGGCGGTTCAACCATGTCGATCTGGCGTTCCAGTACGACTGGGCTGGCGCTAACCTGATCCGGAAGAACCTGCTGGTCTGCAGGCCCTGCATGGACCGCCCCCAGTCTCAGCTTCGTGCGATTGTCCTGCCGGGTGATCCGCCGCCAATCATGAACCCACGGCCCGAAAACTTCGTTAACGCCTCGACCGACTTCCGGGTCACGTCTGGGCTGAACGCGGTCAACTTCAAGACTGGTATCCCCGTGCCGGGCGGCGACTTCCGGATCACCGAGAACGACAGCAACCGCGTCACCCAGCAGACTGGCTTTGCCAACGGCAGCTTGAACCAGCGCCCCGGCACCGATCCGAATGCGCCCGGTGACAGCAACCCCGGTTTGCCGTATGGTAACACAACCGTTCCAGAGACAGGGCCGATCTGATGGCAAATATCCAAATCCCGAACCTGCCCGCCGTCACCGCCCTGTCAGGGGAGGAACTTTTTGAGGGCGTTCAATCTGGTTCGTCGGTCAAGATCAGCTTGGCGCAGATCGCAGCCGCGTCTGCCATTGGAACGCCCCTGTCTTTCCCGTTCCCCATCGCAATTGGCGGCACTGGTGCGACCACGGCCTCCGATGCCCGCACGAACCTTGGCCTTGGCACCATCGCCATTCAGGATGCGGACGCTGTCGTCATCACTGGCGGCAGCATCAACGGTACGACCATCGGCGGCATCACCCCTGCAGCGGGAACGTTCACCACCGGCACGTTTGGCGCTGGCACAGCCGGAGCGCCGTCGATCACGTTTTCGGGTGATCTGGACACCGGCATCTGGTCTCCGGCGGTAAACCAAGTTTCGATCTCCACCACGGGGGTTCAACGTTTTCTGGTAAACGGCGCTGGAAACGCATTTCTTCTGGCGGCTTCAACGGAAAGCCGAAGCCTCGAAATTGGCACGGGTCGCACCGGAGACGGCACAAGCCTTATCGATTTCGTCGGAGATGCCACGTACACGGATTATGGTCTTCGAATTCTTCGCGATGCTGGCGCAACTGGAAGCTCTCAAATCATCACTCGCGGTGGTGCTCTTTTGCTCTCCACGACTGAAGCTGCTCCCATTGTTATGCAGACCAATGGCGCAGAGCGCGTGCGGATCAACACCACCGGCGACGTAGGTATTGGAACAAGTTCTCCGAGTGCGAGGCTGAACACCAGCCAAAGCGTATCAGCCGCACTGACTTCTTCCATCATCCTGAACGGTGCATATTCAGCTGGCAACCTGAGCCACGGTGTCGGTTTTTCCATCAATGGCAACGCAGTATCCTCTGGTATCTACACCACAGATGGCGGTGGCCTTGGTGCAAACCTTGTATTTACTACAGCAACCAGCAGCACTGCCCCCACTAACGTCGAGCGTATGCGGATAAGCTCCATTGGCGATGTGGGCATCGGAACGAATTCAGTAACTCCTGTTTATGGAAGAACCGTTCAAATTGGTGACGGTACAACAACTTCAAGCATCAGTCTTATCGGGACTGGTGCTGGCACTATTGGCGATGTGTTTCTGGCATCAACTGGAAGCGAAGCAAGCCTCATCGCGCGGGCGTCCACGCCGCTAATTATTGGTGCTGGCGGTTCAGAACGATTTCGTGTTGGCGATTTAGGCCAGTGGGGAATTGGCGGTGCAAACTACGGCACGACCGGTCAGACCATCGTATCTGGTGGCGCTGGCGCTGCACCGGCGTGGGGCACCCTTGGGCTGGCCGGGGGTGGCACTGGGGTCACCACGGCACCGGCTGCGGCGGCTGTCCTGTACGGGTACACCACCACCGCCACGGCGGCTGGCACGACCGTCCTGACCAACACCAGCAGCCAGTACCAGTTGTTCACTGGCGTGACGACGCAGACTATCACGCTGCCGGTGACCTCCACCCTGACGACCGGCTGGACCTTCCACATCGTCAACAACTCCACCGGCAACCTGACGGTGAACTCGTCCGGCGCAAACCTCGTCGCCACGGTCCCCGCCAGCATGACCCTGATGGTGACCTGTATCCTGACAAGCGGAACTACCGCTGCTTCTTGGGAGTGGGGCTTCACCGACTTTGGATCGATCACCGGCACGGGTTCTGTTGTTTTGGGAACTGGTCCCACGATTACCGGCGGCGCTCTGAACGGTACGGTTGGTGCCACCACCCCGTCCACTGGTGCCTTCACCACCGTCACCGCCTCGACCAGCGTCCTGTCCAACGGCGCTGGCGGCATCGGGTACTCCACTGGTGCCGGTGTGGCTGTCACTCAGCTGACCAGCCGCACCACGCCCGCCCCGACGACCGGCAACAAGACGTCTGGTGCCATCACCCTGTTTTCGGCGGCTGGGGTGACTGCCTCATATACAACCTTCACCGTCCCAAACACGGCCATTGCGGTCACCGATACCGTAAGCCTTACGATCCGTGGCGGCACAAATACATATATTGCGGTGCCGTCTGGCATAGTTGCTGGGGTTTCGTTTTCGGTCTCTTTCGTCTCCCTTGTTGGCGTGGCCGTCGATGCGCCGATTATAAATTTCAACATAATCCGGGGCGTTTCAGCCTAGTTATCTAACCGTTCCGGAACAAATCGGAGCCTTGATGTGGAGAAGAAGAGGTTGAAGGACGTACTGGCCGACCACGCCAAGGACTGGACAACCTTGGCCCTAGCCGGGCTAGGGATATCGTTTTCTCCATATGAATGGGTAGGTGGCATTTTCCTTGCCATCGCCGGTGCTACGTTTGCCATGCGGTCGGAGCCTGAACAGGACCAGCGGGAGCTTTGGCTGGTGATACTGGGCGCGTTCCTCGCCTCGCACCTTGCCGGTATAGTCTCGCACCGAATGTTTCCGGGCTTCCCGGTGCAGGTTGCGATGTTCGCGGCTGGGTTCTTCTCCAGACGGCTCACTCGCTTCGCCCTTCGCTTCGCTGGAATGCTTGAGAAGAAGAGCGACAAGATCGCAGACAAAGTGATCGACACCTTCATTCCGGGGAAAGACGACGATGAGTGACCTGCCGTGGATGATCGAAGCCAAGAAGGTCATGGGTCTTCACGAAGACAGGGATCGCGCTGTTTTGGCCAAGTGGCTGAAGAGTGACGGCAAGACGCTGGGAGACCCGTCCAAACTGCCATGGTGCGGCGACTTCGTGGACACCGCCATCGAGCTTGCGCTTCCTGACGAGCCTCGCCCCGGCAAGCTGGGTGAGAACCCATACTGGGCGCTGAACTGGCTGCTGTTTGGCAAGGCTTGCAACCCCGCGTACGGTGCTGTGGTGGCTTTTGAGCGCCCCGGTGGCGGCCATGTCGGCTTTTTGGTGGGACAGGACGAGAAGCGGTTCTACGTCCTTGGGGGCAATCAGGGCGACACCGTCAGCGTCACGCCAATCGACAGGGGTCGCGCACGCGGATACCGCTGGCCCACAACCTACAAGGGACGTCCCGGCGACCTTCCGCAAATGAAGAGCGCCACGGCGTCGTCCAAAAACGAAGCATGATGCGGCACTGGTTTCTGATCGCAGCCCTGATCGGGGTG